ATTTCATGTTCCTCTTGACATTATCTTCTTGTTGTGATATTATATCATTAGACACCCCCATGGGTGTTATTAACTTATCATTTTTCACAGAAAGGAAAAAAGGAATGAGATTTAAGTTTATTGGTAACGCGCATGCCGTAACCGATCCTAATGCCAAGGGTTATTTTGATCGTAGCGGCAAAACAAAAAACGGAGATCCATACACGAGTGTATCGTTCTCTGTTGCCTCCACAAAGAATAATAGGGGGTACGTTGAAGTCTTTGGCATGGAAAGAGACAAGATCAAGACCTATGATGTCAATGACGAGCAGATCGAGATTGACTGGGAAGATCGCAATAGCGAGGGAGTTCTTAAGTCAGTACGTTCAAAGAATGTTATGAACTTCATTAAGGACGAAAGAAAGGAGTTCATTGCCGACTTTGATGTTGCAAATTATATCAAGGATAACATTCACGAACTTGACGGGAAGAAGGTTGTTGTAACTGGTCAGGCTAGTAGAGATTTTTACAAGGATAAGCCTCGCGACAGATTCACTGTCCAGAGTGTTTTTATTGCAGACGACGATGCTAAGACTGGTCTGAATATTTACGGCGAGTTCTTCTTTACTAAGGACAGCATTGATACAGCAGATTGGAAGAGTGAGCACAAGATCTACATTAACGGATATACTGAGGAGTATATAAGCACAAATAAGAAGAAGATGTATGTTGAGCGTACTCTTGTTTTTGATTGCAGTAAGATTGATTGGGAGAACGAAAAGCATGTGGCTATCGTCAACTATCGTCTTGCACAGATCGGACTTGCATATGAAAACGGCAACATTGTAAACAATCTTAAGTCAAAGAAGGTTTATAAGACCAGCGCTAATATCTCTTATATCAGGGGACAGGAAGAAATTCCTTTTGATGAGAGTGAACTTACCGAAAACCAGAGAACTGCTATCGAACTTGGCTTTAAGACCCTCGATGATTTTAAGCCTAAGGGTAATATCTACGGCAATGTCAAGGTTGAATATAAACTTGTTGACTTTGATATCAGAGACGAGTTTGCAGACGGATGCGTAGCGCTTAAGGACAGCATTGAGACATTTGAGGACAACATCTACGTTCCTTCTCAGGCTGAATCCGAGGACGATGTATTTATGAATAAGCCCGAAGAGACTAAGAAGAATGATAAAGATTCTGACGATGATGACGTGGACTTATTTAATTAATACATGTGAATAAAAGGAGATGACAATATGGGAAAATTTGGTAAGAAGATGGAGATTAGTACTAATCCCCTCGATTATAACATTTGCATCCTTGGTGAGTCTAAGATCGGTAAAACTACTATCGCCAAGGAGATGTGCGAGAAACTCGTAGGAAGTGATGGCTACATTCATCTTGACATTGGTCGTGAAGAGGGTGCGTCTGCTATCGAAGGTATTGTATCCGAGCCTATCGAGGACTGGGCAAAACTCGTTGATGTTGTAGATGATATCGTTGAAAATAAGGAGTCCGACTATAAGGAACTCAAGGTTGTTATCTTTGACACCCTTGACGAACTTATTCTTCTTGCAGAGGCTGAGTCGATTCGCCAGTGGAATAAGACACATCCCGATAAGAGAGCAGACACAATCAATAGCGCATGGGGCGGATTTGGTAAGGGTCAGGATTTTGCTGCTAATCTTATCGTGGATGCCATTTGGGAACTCAAGAAGGTTGGCGTAAGTTCCATCATCATTGGACACGTTAAGAGAAGCGACATAATTGATCCCGCTACTCAGGAAACCTTCTCAAAACTTACTGCTGATACTACCCAGAAGTATTTCAATGTTATTAAGAACAAGATGCACTTTGTTGCTCTCGCTTATATTGACAGAGAAATCGTAAAGGAAAAGACTGGCAGACAGAATGTTGTCACAAAGAAGGACATCGAGATTAATAAGACTGTCAAGGAAAGCCGTATTATCTCATTCAGAGACGACACATATTCTGTTGATTCGGGATCTCGTTTTGCAGATATTGTAGACAGAATCTCATTTGATGCAGATGAGTTTATCGCCGCTATGAGAGACGCTATCAACAACGAAAAGCGCAAGGGCGGCAAGTCTGATGCTGAGATTGAGAAAGAAGCAAAGGCTAGAGAGGCTGCTAAAGAAGCGGCGGCAAAGAAGTACTCTGAGGACAAGAAGAATGCTGAAGCCAATGCTGAAAAGTTCGAGGAACTTTACGAAAAGATCAAGGGCGCTTGCAACGGCATGGACGATGACACTAAGGCAAAGATTAAGGACTTCCTTAAGAGCAAGGGACTTAAGAGTTTCAAGGACAAGGAAGAGTTCACACTTGATATGCTTCAGGAGGCAGCGGATATTCTCGGAGTTGGCTAATGGCTAGAAAAAAGAAGGTTATAGAAACCGAAGAAAAAGCACCAGTCGCATACGTGCGCGAAGAAACCGTTAAAGAGTCGGCAGTTAAAAAACTGTCGGCTCGCGGGATCAACGCATTTATGGAGAGCGGTGTTGTAATGATGAAAATTAAAGATGAAAATGAAATGACCGAACTCAAAGAGGTGCTCAAATCTATTGGGTACGACCAGAGTTACGGATTCAAGGTATGTAAAGGAGATAACGATGATGAAGTTAGACGATCAGTTGAGGGTACTCAGAGCGAAGGATCAGAAGATCACGATTAAAGACGGAGAAAAGATTCTGCTTGACAAGGGATGCAAGGATGATACAACGAGAGGTATTCTGAGTAGAGAGGTATTCTCTACAATTGTTGAGGCAGATAATAGCGTTACCATTTCACTTGTAAATAGAGATTTAATTAAGAAGAATTAAGGAGATCGGGGGATGAGAAATGTTAAGTGTCAAGATACTGGCGAACTCGTCCCCTCGAACGAAGCATATAAAGCCTCCAATGGTAAGTACTACTCATCGGCGGAGGCTTTTAAATGCATTTCGGACGAGAAGATGTACCGCCAGAAATGTCTCGAAGAGTTAGGGAACATTTTGGGATATTCGGACGGGCAAAAGTTCCCTACAATTGTGCCTAAGAAACTGAAAGAATATAGTTACTATGGTTACAAAGTCGTTTTACAGACTATTATTAGCAAGCGTGCTGATATAGTTTATTCTATTAGTCATAAAGATTTTGCTTCAGAATACAACAGAGTATCTTATGTAATGGCTATCATAACAAACAGTATAAATGATGTTAAGAAGAAGATGGATAAGGAGCAAAAATTACAACACATTTCCAACAATGCAATAACTTCTGAGGAAGTAGAGTCAATGCAAGCACCAACAAATCGTGGAGAGATTCATGATATATCAAAGTTTTTACAGGAGAATAATTACACATGACAAATATTAAAGACTTACCTCAGGAATTAACTGAGGGTAGGCAAGAAACAGAATGTAATTTCATTATTAGTCTTTATAAAGATCCAGACCTCATTGGATTATACAAGGAAAAGATAGCAG